TGTAGCAATCGCAGCACTTAATACTGTTCCGCTTCCCAAAGCCGTAATAATAGTATTTGCGGTGACTCCAGTACCTGTAATGGTTTGACCTGGGTAAATTGTTCCGCTTGTTACTGCGCTAACTGTTAAAACTGTTCCAGAAATACTAGCTGTAACAACGCCCGCAACCGAGGCAGAGTTCATTTGAATTGCTGTTGAGATTGTTTGAAAGTTATTAACAGTCCAAGTAGAGCCTGAACCACTAACAATAACTGTTTCCCCTAAAACACCAACGCCAAATAAAGATTGATTTGCAGCGATTGTGCCTGAAATAACCTTAGTAATAGTTAATGTAGTTCCTGAAATTGTCCCTTGAAACACAGCAGAAGATGGCTGAGAAATTCTCCATGTGTAACGATAACTTCCGTCAACAATATAGACGTTTAATCCGTTATCTGTAATGCCGACTTGTCCGCTTGAACTGTTTAATTGCCCTACGATTGTCGTATTATAAGACGAATCCATGACATAAACGTATGGGCCACAAACCGCTACCATGTATTGCCCACCGCTTACAGTTCTCATGCCACGAACGGCTTGAGCATTTTGTAAGGTAACTACGTTAGTTAGTCCAGGTGTAGGATATAAAGCGACTACGCCTCTTGCGCCTTGACCTTTTGTGGGATCTACTTCAGGTCTCCAATTTATGCACTCAGAAGCATCTTGATAGATACTTGGTGCAACATAACTAGCGCCAACGAATCCAAAATCAGCCATTATCTAAAGAATCCGCCTGATAAAATCCATCCAGCGTCCTTTTGACGGCTTGCAAGCATTGCATCAGCAAAACGAGCAGATTGAACAGGTTTCATATTAATGCGTTTAACTGTCGCTTTAGCTTGTGCAGCGTAAGCATTAATCATTGTTATTTGAGTTTGATTAGCTTTGCCATACATAGGCATTAAACGCTCGGCTAAACACCATCTTAGTGCCATTGTGTAGCCTTGAGGTAATACAATAGAGTCATAAAGACTTGTGTACCTTTGAAACAAATTATCAGTAAAAATGTGCATTTCGCCTTGTGAAGGGTTAGGCCATACATACAGGTTTCCTAATGTTTCGCTTGGCTGATAATAAAGAGCTTTAGGCCACGGGCCGTTCAAAGTCTTTAAACCAATCATTTGATATTCTTCTACGGCTAAAACAGCGATTGGGTAGTCCAAACCGCCATTGACGATAGGTACGCCATTAGAATTAGTATTAATCCGCACAAAGGCAGAATCTATTGATAATGGGCGTTGATAGTATAAAGTTATCGTTTCAGAACTGATGGGCGTGGAATAGGTCGTGTTGAGCTGATATGTACCAGCTTCATTTACGTTATTGCCTGCGACTGTAAGCATCTTTTCAATGGTCGTACCAGCAGTAATTCCTGTGCCACCTAGAGTTTGACCAACGTTAATAGCCCCAGAGTTAATAGCTGTTACTGTCAGAATATTGCCTGTAATCGATCCTGTAATGCTGGCATTGATGTTTCCAGTTGGGCCAATCGTATATTGCGTAACGCCTGGAGTAATCGGAAATACGATCTCATTCTTGTAATAGACCATCATTTCTTCGTTTGACCATTGATCTACAAGATCATTAAGCATATCAAACGCATCTTGCGCTGCATCAGAAGTAGGCGTTTCACCCGCTTCCAACGCTCCGATGTCTTTTAATGCTCTTGAAACGATGTCGTATGGTGTGGTCATAGTTTAAATCTCAGGTTTAAATACTTGTGGCATCCAGGGTGCGGGAACTGGTTTGTATGATTTTAACGCTTCTAGCTGTTTTTTGATACCCTGTTTAATATGATTTTCGCCATCTTTAACGGCATCAGCTTCAATCCATCCTGCAATCATTTCTTCAGTAACTTCTAAAAATGGTATTTTTGCGGTAGGGCAGTCAAAATACCAATTACCTTCAGTTTCTACTGATAGCTCATCTTCTGAGCCTGTAAGGTGATATTTAGCCCCTGTAATAACTTCATCTTTAGCAAAGACTTCTAAAATTTTCCATTGATAGTTCATATTTATCCTATTAATGCTGTTACTTCAGCTTGTGTTAGTCCTAATGCTGTTAGTTTAGCTAGTGCAGAGGCCTTTGCGTCTTTAGCAGCTTGTTCTGCTTGTGCTTCGGCAGTTTGGAGTTCTACTAATTTAGCTTGTGCAGCAGCTAAGTCATATTGAACTACTTGTTCGTATTGGTCGTATGCCACATCGCCACGAATAGTGATTACAGATGGATTTGTTGCATAAATTGCTTGATGAATATCAATCATATTAACTTCCTGAAATTTCTAAAACTGAAATAGTTGATGTAGCATTATTTACCATGTAATACCCAGTACCAGTACTTACAGATACATAAATTTGATAAGTTGTAGAAGATGTAGTGGAAGGAGAATCTAAAAAATTGAATGCAATCGTTCCTGCAATAGTAGTGCCATTCGCTTGTAAATAACCCATACCATAAGTTGTCGTTCCTAAATTTGTCGCACCACGATATAAGGTTGCATAAATATATCCACTTGATGCTGCAATTAAACAAGGAATAGTGCAAACAACTAAAATTTTACTTGTAGTTGATTGAGGAGTAATAGTAGCTAATACACCAGATGCTACTGGCGATGTGCTAGTGGTTGTTGCTTGGGTTGATAATGAACCACTAACAGCCTGAATTACTGTATTTCCACTACCATATAAAGATACTGACATAATTAGTCCTTAAGCAGGATTAGCGATTGCAACGAGTTGTGCAGTCGTTGTAGCAGATGCAATGCTTTCACGGCTAGTAGCTAGTTCAGAAGCAAAGTCAGCGTCAGATTTAGCGTTAGCAATACCAGCTAATGTGTTTAATTGACGCTTTTGGGCTACTTGAACCGCAGCAGCATTAAAGTCACGCAGTTTGTGGGCTTGGGCTGTTGGGAAATCTACAGTTACTGTAGAGCCGTCTAGCTTCCAAGCATCAAAAAAAGAAGCATCTGCACCTTGAGGGAGAACAGAGTCATCCACAATAATTGCACCAGCAGGGCAGTCTTTTGCTAAGACTTCGTTAATTGGCAATTCGCCTGTAGGGACACAGACAGAAACACCATTAGTTGAGTTTGTATAAATGATTACTTGTGACATTTTATTTCCTTTGATTAATCGAACACAACAATATTAATAAGACTACAAGTATATAAAGTAATATTTTGTGAAGTTACAAATTGTGCTTGTGTTGTTGAATAAAGAGTTGGGGTAGAGTTATAAGCACCATTTATTGAAAGCGACATTGAACTCACATTTATGGTTGTACCGATAGCACAATAATTTGTATCAGCAAAAGAATTTGTAAAATTAACTGTATAAACGCCAGTTGAAACTAATGTTACAGAACTGACATTGTAAGATTTTCTTACTGTTGCACTTACACCATTAAAGTTTACCCAAGCCTTTGCACTACCATAAATGGCATTATCCATTGCTGTGCTATTACCAGCACCATCTTGAATTGTATCTGCGACTATTGTTCCTGCCATGATTTATCCTTTATGCTGAAAAGACAGAAATATTGCCGTAATAGGGTTCTAATTGAGAACCGCTTGAAGTGACAAACATAACACTAAATGCTGAAGTTGTTGGTGCTATGTAATATGGTGAAGCTGTTTTTCCAAATACTACAGCAGTTAAAAAATTTGTTGATGCACTACTAATTCCTGTGGCGGCAACAACAGAATAGTTTGTATTAGGCATTGCTGTTGTAAAATTAAATGTATAATCACCAGTTCCATTTCTAGTAATAGAACTTATATTAAATGCACCATTAATAGTTGGTGATGAACTTCCACTTAATTGAACCCATGCTTTAGCAATACCGCTATAAGCATTATTAGTGCTAAATAGACCTGTATCGGTGTTAATTGTGTTTGCTACTATTGTGCCAGCCATAATTTATCCTTAAACAACAACCCAACGGCTACCCGTTGAAACTGTTACTGTAACCCCTGTATTAATGGTAATTTTGCCTGCGGTTACAGCATTAAATCCTGTGGGGATTGTGTAGTTAGCAGAAACAGTCGTAGCGTTCATAAAAAATGGGTTTGTAGATGACGCTTGAACACCATTATTAAAGGTTGCTAAGCCTGCGCTTGAAATTGTTAAAGCATCAGTAGCGCCATTATTTACAATAAAGTGAATACCATTAGCGCTGTAAGTTCCAAGTGCTAAATCACCGCCATTTGTATAAATATAACCAGCATTTGCAAGGCTAAAGTTGCCTGTTCCTGTAAATGCGCTTGA